CTAATTTCGGAGCTGACAACAAGGTGCACAGCCAGGCCGACAACTACCAGGTGGAACTATACACCAAAACAAAGGACCCGGCAGCAGAGGCCCTGATCGAGGGTCTTTTTGATGATAACGATATTTACTGGGAAAAGACCGAAACCTTTATCGAAAGCGAGGGCCTTTACCAGGTCCTCTATGAAATTTAAGGAGGAGATAGCCAATGACCAATAAAATAAAGTACGGTCTAAAGAATGTCCATTATGCAGTTATAACTGAATCTAGTGGAGAGGTATCATACGGCACCCCGGTGCATATTCCGGGTGCGGTGAATTTAACCCTTTCTCCTGTGGGGGAAAAAGTGAGGTTTGCTGCAGACGACAGAGAAGATTATTTTGCCGAAAACATCAACAACGGGTATGACGGTAACTTGGAAATGGCGCTGATCCCGGATGAGTTTCGCAGGGACGTGTTAGGGGATACGATTGATTCAAACGGTGCCTTAGTTGAAAACGCAAACGCAACAGTGAAGAAATTTGCGCTTATGTTCGAGTTTAACGGGGATGCGAAAAAGACCAGGCACGTATTGTATAATGTCCTGGCCACTAGGCCAAATATTGAGAGTTCAACAAAGACTAACACTAAAGAGCCGAAAACAGACTCCCTTGAAATTGAAGTCAGGCCCGCACTTGACACTAGCGACGTAAAAGCCAAGGTCCTCCAGGGAGAAACAGGCTACGATACATTTTTCAGTGCTGTTTACCTCAAAAACGCTCCGACCAATACTGCGGATGATCCAGATCCATTCAGCAAGACCTCTGCTGCCGATGTGACAGTTGATGTAACCTCCACCAGCGGCAGCACGGCGGTCAAGAGTGTCTATGTAGATGGTGTTCCGGTTGGATTTGCTAGCTTGAGCATCAGCGGCGTGGACGTAACCATAGACAAGGCTTACATCGGCAACCTGACCGATGGTGATCATACGATACTGATTGAGTTCACGCAGGGCAATGCTGTTAGCGTGACTTTGACAGTGGGGGCGTAAGGTATGCGTGAGATAACAGTAGGGGGTAAGCAAATGCGGGTCAGGGCTACTCCCTTGGCCCTACTTTTTTATAAGCAGGAGTTTCGAACCGACCTGATTGGCGACCTAATATCAATGAAGGAGATGGCTTCTGACCCCAGCAGGTTCGATTCAATAAAGATGTTACAGTTGATTTGGGCTATGAACAAGGCCGACAAGCCGGAAGGATTCCCCAGCTTCGAGGGGTGGCTTAGTAACTTAGATAGCATTGACTTCGGTGACGGAGACATGATGACTGCGGTGATCGAGGAGGCAGAGGACGGCTTTTTTCGTGGAGGCCGAAAGTAACGGGGAGCCATCTGATACTGAACCAGACCGGATGGACCTTGAATTATTAGTAATAGGCAAAAAGGCCGGACTCAGTTTTGACGAGATCAATCTATTTCGAGTCCGAGATTTACTCAAATTTGTGCAGATATATACCGGCAACGATGAAGGGACTGAAATAAGACAGGCCACGCAGGCCGACTTCGACAGGTGGTGAGGACATGGCAGGTAAAATCAAGGGAATTACAATTGAGATTGGCGGTAATACCCAGCCGCTAAACAAAGCATTAGCCGATGTCAATAAAAAGTCCAAGGACCTGCAGTCAGAACTCAGGCAGGTCGAGAAACTTTTGAAATTAAATCCCAAAGACACGGAAATGTTGGCCCAGAAACAGAAGCTCCTGGCCGAGGCGGTTGAGAATAGCAAGGAGAAGTTAGATAGGCTCAAGACTGCCCAGCAACAGGTCAACGAGCAATTCAAAAAAGGCGAAATATCTGAGGAACAGTACCGGGCTTTTCAACGCGAAGTAGCAAAGGCCGAGCAGGAGTTAGACAAGTTTGAGAAGCAATTAAACGAAACCGCAAAGGCTACCGAGACATGGAAGGACAAACTCGATAAGGTGCAAACTAGCCTTAAAAACGTCGGGGCTAAAATGACCGACATGGGCAAAAACTTGTCTATGAAAGTCACGGCGCCGATAGCGGCCATTGGCGCCGCAGCGGCTAAAACAGGTATGGACTTTGAGGCCGCCATGTCTGAAGTTGGGGCCATTAGTGGGGCCACTGGTGACGATCTGCAAGCGCTGGAAGATATAGCCAAGGAAATGGGCGCAACCACCAAATTTAGTGCATCGCAAGCAGCTGAAGGCTTAAAATATATGGCTATGGCTGGCTGGGATACACAGCAGATGTTGGACGGTCTCCCCGGGGTGCTAAACCTTGCAGCTGCAGCCGGCGAGGACCTTGGACTAGTGTCCGACATCGTAACCGATGCCATGACCGCATTTAGCATGGAGGCAAAGCAAGCCGGTGAGTTTGCCGACACTCTAGCTGCAGCTAGTAGTAGTGCTAATACTAACGTGGCTATGCTGGGTGAATCATTTAAGTATGTTGCCCCGGTAGCCGGTGCATTAGGTTTTACCGCTAAAGATACGTCTATAGCATTAAGCCTTATGGCCAATGCCGGGATCAAAGGGTCACAATCCGGTACAGCCCTGCGAACCATGATGACTAACCTGGCTAAGCCGACTGATCAGATGAAAAAAGCAATGGATCAGTATGGCATATCGCTTACTGATACTGACGGTAATATGAAGTCTTTGGATCAGGTAATGCTGAATTTGAGGGGATCTTTGGGCGGCCTAACCGAAGCCGAACAAGCAGCGGCAGCGGCAACCATCTTTGGTAAGGAAGCCATGTCGGGGGCATTGGCCATCGTGAACGCCAGTGAAGCCGATTTCAACAAGCTATCAAACGCTATTAATGACAGTGCCGGCGCCGCAAACCGCATGGCGGAGGAAATGCAAGACAACCTACAGGGGCGACTGACTGCACTGAAATCAGCCATCGAAGGGGTGGCACTGCAACTATATGATGCCATGAAACCGGCCCTAGAGGCCATGGTTGCTGTGGTGCAAAAAATCGTTGATTGGATCGCTAAACTTAGCCCGGAGATGCAAACCGCTATAGTTGTCATAGCGGGCCTGGCTGCCGCAGTCGGCCCCTTGCTGATTGTGCTGGGATTCATGGCGTCCGGGCTGGGCTCTATTCTGGCCATTCTCCCCGCCCTGGGCGCAGCCTTTGCGATAGTGACCGGTCCCATTGGCATAGCTGTCGCAGCTATTGCGGCATTAACCGCCGGAGGATTAGCTCTTAACAGTTATATGAAACAATCCTCGATTGAAGTTGATTTGTGGGGCAGTGAAGTATCAGAAAAAACTCAAGAAGCTGTTGGTGGCTTTTTAAAACTTAACGACGAAGCGACTATCGCGCTAAATCAACTTGCGTGGAGTGGTCAAGCTGTTAGCGAGGAAATGGCAAACAGTATTATTGCAACTTTTGACGAAATGGGAAATCAAGTTTTAACTAATATGCAGGAAGATCACGCGCAGCAGCTATCGGAAATGCAAGCATTTTTTGCTCAAAGCGCGGCATTAACTGATGAGGAAGAGGCGGAAATATTAGCAGGCATGGAAGAACACCAGCTAGAAGAACAGCAAAAGGTAAAAGATAACCAAGCTAAAATACAGGAAATCCTTAATCAGGCTAAAGAAGAAAAGCGCGCAATTACTGATTCTGAAAGGGCCATCATCAATCAAATACAGAAAGAAATGACCGAGCAAGCTGTTGAATATATGTCTGAAAGTGAACTTGAGCAGAAAGTTATAATGGAACGTTTAAAAAGCGAAGCATCAAAAATAAGCGCAGAGCAAGCAGCCGAAGTTGTAAAAAATTCAAAAGAGCAAAAAGAGCAAGTTGTGAGCGAAGCGGAGCAACAATATAACGACGCAATGGCGCAAATCATAAAACTGCGCGATGAAGCTGGAACAATCACAGCAGAACAAGCAGATGCATTAATTAAAGAAGCAATCCGGCAAAAAGAAGAAACGATTCGTAACGCAGAAGAAATGCACGCTCGCATTATCGAAGAAGCGAAAGCCCAAGCTGGCGAACATATAAAACAGGTTGACTGGGAAACCGGTGAAGTTTTGAATAATTGGCAAGTCTTTAAAAAAGACGTAGGCAAAACATGGGATGATATAAAGGAAAAAAGCGCAGAAACATGGGGTGATATAAAGGAAAAAAGCGCAGAAACATGGGGTGATATAAAGGAAAAAAGCGCAGAAACATGGG